TGGTTGTATGGTAAGCTGTCAAATTACAGGCGGAGATAAGTGGATATAAAAAAGGAGAGTGCGTAATGTGAATATGCGTTTAACAAATTTGGTTATTTGGATGACGGAGAATTGTAATTTGAATTGTGATTATTGTTACGAAAAGCATCATCCTCAAGGATTTGTAAGCGAAGAGGTCAAGTCTAGAGTTATTAAGTTATTTCAGGAGGGGCAGATGAATCTTCAAGCCCCTTCTCACACAATTTCTTTTTTTGGTGGAGAGCCGTTACTGGAGTTTGACGCTATGGTAGATTTTATCTCATGGCTTGAGAGCACTATCCCAAAAAAATTCAATTATAGCATAACAACAAATGGCACGCTGATCACGCCAGAGATTGCTCAGTATTTAAAAGAAAAAGATTTTGGTATGTTGTTCTCTATTGATGGCGATGAGACGGCAATGATAGCAAGATCAAACTCCTATCATGAGGCTGTTGCAGGCTTCAGAAATCTACAAGATGTTGGTATGTTACCAGAGGCTAATATGACATTTACACCCGAGCAGATGCCTAGATGGAGAGATAACATTGAACATGTTTTAGACTTGGGTTTTAAGAAGTTTAATTTAAACAGGCAAGAAATGGCACAATACAATTTTGATGAAGTGCTGTCTGTCATGACCAAGTTTTTCTCTCATTATTGTGAGAATTGGTATCCGCTTGGGATAAGAAATTCTAATATACAAAAAGCGTTTCGAGCAATTGCGAATAGAGGGATTCCATTTACATCATGTGGAGCAGGCAAAGGATTTGTGGCTATCTCTCCAAAGGGAGAGGTGTATCCATGTCATCATATGATACAAATGACACCCACCAGATTATCGCTAGAGGGAATTTCTGTAAGAAGTGACATGAAGGGTTGGTGGGAACAGCTAAATACAAAAAATAATGAAGATTGCCAATCGTGCTTCATAAAGGATATTTGCCATAGTTCATGTCCTGCTGTAAATGCTTTAGCAAGAGGTGATTTTTTGTTGCCAGAGCCTAATGGATGTTCCTTTACTAAGGCAGAGATGCTTGCAGCTCAAATAGTTTATGCTCAAACAGATAAGGATATTATAGAGGGGGTTCTTGCGAATGATAATGCGCCAACATGTTGAGGGAATAAAAAAAGAGGGCTTGCATGTTACAACTGAGGGTATGAAAATGTTTATTTCTCCTGGAGTATTCGAGATTCCGCCTCATGATAAAGCTATTATAGAAGATGAAGTTGTTTTGGATTTTTCCAGTATAAAGAAGACCTGCGATGTGGTTATCGGTTTCGATATGTTCGGCAGAATGTATGTAGATTGTCATATAAGAGGAGAGGAGTCTTCTGCAGAAGATCTTCCTCGAATGACTCACTATGTTTACTTTACTATAGAAGAGGGTATGAGAGATTTGAACAACACAATAATCAACGTTTTGTATCCGAGCATCTGAATGGGGGTTTTAAAATAAATGAGGTGAGTTCTCGTTGCGAGCCTGGAGGATATTCGAAAGGCGCTACGGGCACAAATTGCCTACAGTGAGTTTATGGACCTAGTACGCGATTAAGGAGCCTTTCAATTTTTGAAAACATTAGTTCTAGATAGCCAGGATATTTTTACACTCAAAGGCTAAGGAGGGCGATAATCATGCCGGAAAGCGCGATCGTATCGACTATAGCAACTTTTATCAGTCAGGTTGGTTTTCCAATTTTCGTAGCAGTGTACGTATTGACACGTCTGGAACCCACCATCAACAAACTCAACGACACCGTGAGAGTATTAACCATCATCACGGCCAAACAGTCTGGTATAGATTACAATGAGGTCGTTAAAGAATATGAAATTACGGAGGGTAAAAAGAAATGAGAAGATACTCTTGTCCCGTGTGTGGCGGCCAAGTTGTTACTGGTGGAGGCTGTTGGTATTGTTTAAATTGCGGTGCGGAAGGATGCGGAAGATTGGAGGAAGTTAAACATGCTGAAGCACAGTCTGAAAGATCAATTGATTCTTCACGAAGGGTTAAAATTAAGACCTTACAAGTGTCCAGCTAATAAATGGACGATAGGGGTTGGGCGGAATTTGGAGGACGTAGGGCTTTCCGGGAATGAACAACTCAAGCTTTTCAGAACTTGCGGTTTAAACCGGAAAGAGGTCATTGATAGACTTTTAGACCGCGGAATCAGTGAAGAGGAAGCATTGTTCCTACTTGACAATGATATCAAGAAATGCACAGCCGATGTTAAAAGGTTTCCTTGGTTTGAATCCTTGGACCCGGTTAGGCAAAAGGTGATCATTGATATGCGATTCAATTTAGGCCTTGCTGGGTTAATGGGGTTTAAGAGAATGATTTCGGCTTTAGAGCGAGGTGATTATGACAGGGCTGGGGAGGAAATGAAAGATTCAAAATGGTACTCTCAAGTAGGCATTAGGGGCAGAAGGTTAGTGAAGATGATGAAAACAGGCGAGGATTACGTTTAACCATCAACCCCTTGGTACAATGGGAGAAAGTATCGTTGTTCAGTTTAGCGCTAACGGGTTTACGTGGACAAATCCCTACATTGGCGCATACATGGATAAGGGGCCAGACGAACCAGCTGCTCTCGACCCTATTGGATTTACCGGCAAGTTCTTGGGCGTAAAGCTTCGGCACGTTTCCTACGATCAGGTACGGTTTAACGTGTACACGAGTGATATAGTCTCTGACAGACCTGTAAATTTGTATGTTAGATTCCGCCGAAATGCCATAGGTTAGAAGGACCGTGAAGTTACGCCTTAGCGTACATCATGAAACTATAAGGAGGGTGAATTATGCGAAAGTTAGCGTTGGTCATTTTACTCATCGTTTTACTTAGTTTACCCGTTTATGCGGAGATTAGAGGGCACGTTTCCGTAGAGTATGACACGCTGAACCGAGATTGGTTATGGGTATTGACTGTAGACAAGCACCTCACAGACTGGTGGCTTGTAGGTACATCAATGGGCACGTATGCGCCGGAGTATGGTTTCAAACATTTTATTCCAGCCTGGGTTCCTTACAGGTTAGATTATGAGGTCTATACCGAGGTACGTTACAAGGACTTCTCTCTACGGGTGACAAGTTGGTGTGATCACTGGTTCGCTCAATCGGATCAAGACTGGTCAGCGGATAGATGGGGTTTGACTGTGAAATTACGTTATGATTTTTAAGCAAGACAAGCTCAAACATTTGTTGGCAGGTATCGGTATTTCTTTGGTTTTCGGCGTACAGTTTTCCCCCCCCCTTAATCGGACTCATCACCACGGCTATAGTCGGAGCACTTAAAGAGATCATATGGGATTGGCTGCTCAAAAAAGGCACACCTGAGTTTTTGGATTTTGTGGCTACGGTGGCGGGTGGCGTGATCGGTTATACATTACGAGTTTGATCGAAGAAAAGTAATATAGCAACCTCAAGGAAGGGAGTGAGAAAATTTCTCGCGAGGTGGTATAGAATTGGAACACTCACAAGAAGCCAGAATTGTTAGGCTTGAAGATGACGTGAAAGAGCTAAAAGAAACAAACAAGAAGTTTGCAGAGGACATCACAGAGCTTAAAGAGGGTCAAGCTGAATCAAAAATTTATCAAAAACTAATCATGGAACAATTGGGAGAAATTAAGGTCATGATAACCTCTCGGAAGGAAAAGAGTAGTTCTAACAAAGAGTGGATAGATTTAATCAAGTGGGTTATTGGTATCACATTTGGAGCAATCGTAGCTTGGTTTGTTAGAGGGAATTCTTAAATTTCGAGAGTGGGGGCATACACTTGATAAATAAAACCAATATAATCGTAGATACAAACGTTCTTATTGATGAATTTGAAAAAGTACTTCACATCGAAGATTCAACCATTGTTATTCCCGCCATTGTATTTGAGGAATTGGATGATCTCAAGACTCGTGATGGTAGCATAGGACAAAAAGCTAGAAAAGTAATTAGGGAGCTAGATGCCTTGCTGGAGAAGGGAGATATTCTCAAAGGCATCCAGCTCCAAAACTCAAACTCTGAACTAAAGGTAGTTTGGGATGACAGAGGTCATGAGGAGAGGAATGATTTCAAAGTCCTCGATGTGGTAGATATAGTCTCTCAACATTATCCTGACACATATTTGTACACCAAAGATATTTCTTTAAAGTTAATAGCTAAATCGTGGGGAGTCAAACTATATAAACCAACCCCAAAAAGAAGTCGAAGTGGAGTTGTTCATGAGTTATATGTAGACGGTGAAACGATTGACGAGCTTTATAGTGCCAAGGGTATCCCAAATACCTTTGATGATTTTTACCCTAATGAATATGTGACCTTGAAAAGTATTTCTGGGACATCGCAGTCTGCTCTTGCTAGATATAACATCAACACAGACGAGTTAGTTCTCGTAAAAAGCCCCAAAGCATTCGGGATAAAACCTAAAAATTCAGAACAAACATGTGCTCTCGATGCGTTACTTAATCCAAACATTCCCGTAGTAGTATTAACAGGAGTATCGGGATGTGGGAAAACATATTTATCTCTAGCAGTAGCGTTAGAACAAGTAATTGAAAGACAGGAGTTTAGCCGAATTATGCTATCAAAACCCAATGTTCCGATTGGAAACGATTTAGGTTTCTTACCGGGGACAAAAGAAGAAAAGCTATTTAATTGGTTCGGTAACTACAGAGATAACATCCAACAACTCATCGGTGAAGAGGATAGATTTAATCATTTTGTCAGTTCTGGGCTAATAGAACTTGAAGCACTAACGTATTTAAGAGGGCGCAGTTTGTATGATCGCTTTATCTTGATTGATGAAGTACAGAATATCTCAATAGAACAGATTAAAACGATTCTTACAAGGGTTGGAGATAAGAGTAAAATTGTACTTATGGGTGATGTGACCCAAATCGACAACAGATTTCTTACACAAGATACAAATGGACTCACATATTTAATTAATAAAATCGGTAACACGGATTTGATTGTCCACATCCACCTTACAGATAGTGGATTACGCTCTAAGCTTACAGCATGGGCAGTTGAAAACTTGTAACATCGAGATGCGCCAACTCGTAAGTTGGCGTGTTTCTCCCTAAATATCTTTTGCCTTTTTAAAAAAAATAGTTGTCAAGAAAATGATTATCTTTCGTATACTAAGATGAAAGGTGATGGGTATGAACGAAAAGATTGTAGAAAAAATTCTCTCACACTATGATCTAAGAACATTAGGTTATTATGTAGCTCTCAGGACACTAAAAGCACAGGATCTTTCGGGACGAACTAAAGTAAGTACAGGAGTTTGTAGGAAGATAGAAAAGAATCTTGCAGACATAGGTGTAATTGAAATTAAAGGGGTTGGTAAAGAAAGAGAGATTTTATTCCCAGAAGAAGACTATACTGATGCAACAAAACTTTTGAATTTCTTTTTAGAGAAATCGAAGAAAAAGATTTTAACACAAAGCTCTTGGTACCAAAGACAACTTGATGTTGCTAAAGATCTTATTGAGCGGTTTGGATTGGATGAATCAATTTGGATGGTAGATTATATTCTTCGCATCGAGAAGATTGATATGTTTAGTCTTAATTTGGTTGATAGTATGGCACACAAGTTGCTTCCTAGGTACAAGCAGTTTCAAGAGAACCGCAAGAAAATTCAAGAGTACAAGGATAGTTGGGATACACTTCCTGATGTGAAAAAAGAAGCATATACCGAACAAGTTGATTTGAGTACACTATTAGATTTTGGAATAGAATTATAATAGGAGAGAAATAATTTGGCTAGTAAACTTCATAAAAAAACAAAAGAACTGTTAGAGCAAATATACCCTAGTTGTCCTATTAAAGAAGAGGTGCCTATTAAAATTAATGGTAGAAGTTTGTTTATTGATCTTGTTGTAGACTTCCCTTTTAACATAGCTGTAGAGTGCCAAGGAGAACAACATGATAAATTCGTTCCCCATTTTCATAAGACGAAGCATAATTTCATGGACTCTCAAAGGAGAGATAGGCTTAAAAGTACATGGTGTTACGAAAAAGCTATGCCCTTAGTGTACGTCTATGAATATGAGTACGATAGGCTAGATGTAGACATGCTCAAGAAGAAAATTGAAGAAGCCGAACGGCTCTTAGATAAAGAATTCGGCTTGGACTAGGCGGTGAATTACAATATCCAAAAAGATTGCAAAAGGGTTTAGTGAGCTTTTGAATCAAGGAGTAAGTAAAGATAAGGTCAAAATGCTTGAGTCTGCCCTAAAAAATATCCAAAAAGATTGCGGAGAGACAGCAATCGATATGTACACAAACTTCGGGCAGAGTCTGTATATTCCTAGAGAGTCCACGGGACTTATAGCGATTGACTTAGCACTAGGTGGCGGATTGCCAAGAGGTGACTTTGTTGAAATCTTCGGTAAGCCACAGGCAGGCAAAACAACCCTTTGTTATTGGTTTATGGGACAAATGCAAAAGCGTGGTGGAGTTGTAGGATTCATCGATGTGGAGCAAGACTTTGATCCTGTCTGGGCACAAAAGAACGGAGTGAACCTAGACACACTCCTTATATCGCAACCAGATAGCTTGGAACAAGCTCTAACGATTGCAGAAGGTCTTATTCGAAGCAATGCAGTAGATATGATTGTAGTAGACTCTCTTGCTGCTTTAACACCACAAGCTGTATTGGATAGAGGTATTGACCAAGACACGGTAGGATTACGTGCAAGAAAGATGGCTCAGTTTTTCGATAAGACAAGGGCGTTTGTCAAGACATCAGGCACCATCTTTTTGTTCACAAACCAGTGGAGAGAAAGTCCAAATATGTTTCAAAAGGCAGATTCTCCAGGTGGCTGGGGTGGCAAGCACAGCTTCGGTATTCGCATCGAGGTATCAAGGAAAGGTTCTGACCTTATTAAGGAAGGAGAGGAGGTTGTTGCCCAAAAAGGAACCGTTCTGATGGTCAAAAATAAAGTAGCACCTCCGTATAAACGTGCCGATTTTCGAATCGATTTCGATACGGGAATTAGTAAAGAGTTTGACTTGTATGATTTTGCTGTTCAGTTTGGAGTTATCGAAAAAGCAGGGGCATGGTTTAAATACGAAGATAGAACTATCGCCCAAGGAGAGAAAAATCTTGTTAAGCTCTTAGGTGAGGACGAGGGGCTGTTTAATGAAATAAATCAGAAAGTGAGGGCGATCTTGAACTTTGACAAACGAGTTGTTGCAGAGGAGCAAACAGAAGTTAGTCCAGATGAAAATACCGATACTGGAACCTCCTGATGGCATAGAAGAAGTCCTAAATATGGATGCTGTTGCAGTTGGTTCGATTGACGATATGGATCTTGCAAGTTCTATGCAATACAAGATAGCGCAGTTTATTGCATATGTAGCACAGCAGTATCGCATCGTTAACTCAGCTTATAATGAGCGGAATGATTATTTTATTGACAATTGGAACAGATTAGCTACAAATGTAGCAGGAAAAATGAGTTTAACAGAGAAGAAAGCTATAGCATTAGAGCAAAGTGAACGCCTGAAAACAGTCAAAAAAGAAGTGGATGAGCTACGGATGCAAAAAGAACTTCTTGAAGGGTGGGCTGACCACTTACAGAATCTCTACGATGTGCTTAAGCAAATGCACTATAGATTACGACTTAGAGACTTTGGAGGGTAGAACTTGAACTATGCAGAACACGAACAAATAATCAATCAAATTGAACGCCCAGGAGCCGAACGAAATGTTCTTGCAATTATTCTTAATAATCCTGACAAAATTTATGACGTTGCTACCCTCTTAAAAGAGGACGATTTCAACAGTAGCGTCAACCAATTCATTTACAAAATTATGCTTCGATTATCCGAGAAGGGGATTGAAGTTACTGTACCGAATATTCTTGCTGTATCAAAGGGTAATGACGTATTAGGAACAAGTGGAGAAGAATATCTTAGGCGTATTGCTATGAGTAACACATCTAACATTGACTTGGATTATAACGTTCGCCTTGTGAGTACAGCCTCCATTAGACGAAAGGCGTACAGAGAGGCATTGAACGTTATTGAAGACTGTCTGGATGATAAAAAATATGTTGACGATGCGACTTCTCTTGTAAGCAAACAACAACAACGCTTTATGGAACTTAATCTTCAAACAGGAGATAGAGTAAAGCAGATAGGAGAAGGAATTGATGAATGGCTAGATAATATCATTGAGAATCCTAATCCTATCCCTGGGTTAAAAAGTGGATTCCCCGAATTAGATAAAGCAATTGGTGGATTTAGACCAGGTAGAGCTTATTTGTTTGTAGCACGCTCCAAGTCAAGGAAAAGTCTCCTCTTAAACAATTTTGCTATCAACATTGCTGTTAGGCAGAAGGCTCCTATTCTTTATATTGACACAGAGATGGACACTGAAGAAGATGTAAGACCAAGGCTGTGGGCGATACTTTCAGGAGTAGACGAAGAAGACATTATAACTGGTATGTTTATTACCGAACCTTGGAAAGTAGAACGAGTTGAGAAGGCAAAAGAGGTATTGAAGAACATACCTTTTTACCATGTATACATGCCGAATTATAGCCCAGCACAGGTTGTCTCGCTTGCAAGGAAATATCATGTAAAACACAATATACAAGCCATCTTTTTTGACTACATCAAACTTCCTCAAGATAACAACACCGGACTACAAGAGTACCAACTCCTTGGTCAGATTTTGGGAAGGCTAAAAGACGTAGCAGGAGAGTTAAAGATACCTTTGCTAACAGCCGCACAAATGAATCGTTCTGGTATCCATATAGAAAAAGGCGAAGACTTCGACTCCTCTGTTATCGGTGGTAGTGATAGGCTGTTACATAATACAAGTTACTTGTTTTATTTGTGGCACAAAACCCCTCAAAGAATGATGGAAGATGGTGGAGAAGATGCTGGGAACATGTGCTTGAAGTTAGGGGAGTCAAGACATGGAGGAGATTACTTTGGTTGGCTAAGTGCCCATCCGAAGAACGCTAGAATCATTGAGGTGCAAAGGGTATGACAAAAGTTGCCGATCACATTTATCATAAAAGCTGGTGATAAACCTTGGATCTACGAATCTTAAAAGAAAAGGTTAAAGAAGCTGTTGATCCTGTAAGGCTTTTAGAACACATCGGAGCGACAAATGTAAACATTAAAAATGACGTTGTTCGATGTGCCTGCCCTATCCATAAGGGTAGAAAACAAAACTTTTCATTTGATATTCAAAAAGGTATTTTTAGTTGTTTTTCAAGACACTGCGGAGAAGAGGTAGGTCTTCCAAGGGACGTATTCTTATTGGTTATGCTTGTAAAGAACATGAACTTCCCTCAATCCGTAGAGTACTTAGCTAAGTTCAGTGGGATCGACAGCAACGTAGAGTACACCAAGCAAGATGATGACGAGTACAAGATTAAACAGTGGTTACGTACCCAAAAAAAACTAGACGGAGATGATATTCCCTCACTAGACGAGTCAATTCTCAATATGTTCTCTAGAGAATATCCTCCCTATTTACTCAACAGGTATAGTGATACAAGTATTTTAAACCTGTTTGAGGTGAGATATGCCACAAGTGGTCATTTCGCTAACAGAATTATTGTCCCTATTCGTGATGAGGATGGAAGACTGGTAGGTTTGAGTGGTAGATTAGCTACAGATAATAAATTTGAATTAAGACGCAAACACAAATATCTTCATACAGCTAATTTTTCTTCAGGTGCAGTGTTGTATGGACTAAACCATGCAAAGACGTTTATAGAGAGAGATGGCATCATGGTGTTATCAGAAGGATTCTTTGATGTGATGTCAAGTTTTCAAAAGGGTATTTGCAACATCTGCGCCACTATGGGGGCTACAATTTTGCCTGAACAAATCAATTTAGTTATTAAACACACAAGTACAGTATATCTGGCTTATGATGGAGATATTGCAGGGAGGAAAGGGGCGTGGAAAATATACAAAAGACTTAAAGATTACTGCGACGTATTCTTTTTAGATATCCCCAAAGGGGAAGATGTAGACTCTCTTGATGTAGAAACATATTGGGACTTGTATTTATCCCCAATGAAAGCATATGAGTTCGAGAAGAAATATCACAAAGAAATTATTAGTAAAAATTAAATTCAAAGGGTGGTAATAAATTTGCAAAAAGTAATGGATAGACTAAATTATATGGTAGAGAACTATGACGTGGTTAAGGCAAGTATCTTTAAGGGCGAAGTTTCTAAGTTCCAACTACAATTCCACGAAGAAACAGGTAATCCGATGGCGTTTGGTAGCATTAAGTGCGAGAATACCTGGCAAGACAAAAATGGTAAGGAAAGGAGAAGTGTTTACTATGCTAACTTTAGCGCCTTTGGAGATGTAGCTGGAGAACTTGGTCTTCAAGAAGGAGATAAAGTCATCATGCTTGTCGATGTAAGCAATCGCAAAGGTAAGGATGGCAAGTGGTATCAAAACAATAACGTTCTTGTTTGCGAAAAACTCTAGGAGATGATTTTGTGAAAATCACAACAGTATGTTGTAATAAGTGTAATAAACAGATCAACACTGAATACCAGTCTTTTGTGGAAATTAGACATGAGTTCGGATATGGAACAGATCTTGATGGTATCACAGTAGAGATTGATATGTGCGAACAATGTTTTATTGAACTACTGACAGAGTGTTTTTATTACCCAACTGTACCAAGGGAATCGCCTACGTATTGTCAGGATCAAGACACCGTAGATGAATTCTTTCTTCAAAGGAGCGAAATGGATTGATTATTATTCTTGAGGGAGCAGATGGTTGTGGCAAAACGTCTGTATCTCAACTTTTACACAACACTCTACCACTCTCGAATTTAATTAAACTCTCAGGAGCACCTAAGCATGTTGATTCCAAAGAGTGGATGATGGAGATTTATGATAGCTCTGCGCGTTTTTTGATAGAGCTAGGAAACAAGTCGCACATCATTTTAGATAGAGCTTGGCCTTCAGAGTGGGTGTACGCACCAATTTTTAAGGGATACGACCCAGATTATATTCCTACTTTTCAGCGTAGTCTTCATAAGCAAGTAGATGTACATTACGTATATCTTTACACATCACCAGACGTTTTACACGAACGCATGATGAACAAGAGGGCTATCCAACCCAACGAAAAACACCCTGAGAAAGACACAATCTATAGGGTTGTCGATGCGTATGATTATTGGTACGACACATTCAAAGGCGATTTTACAGCAACCTATTATCGGATTAATACAGATGAACTTTATCCACAACAAGTAGTAGAACAAATCATAGAAGAAATAGGGTTGAATGTGAAAGAACAAGATACAACGTACAGTAAAGTAAAATACTCCTTAACAGGAACAAAGGGTTCAGACGTTGCAAAAGGGTTCGCTATAGGAGATACAGTTCGTACCAGAGGGTTTGAACATGTAGATGATAAGTTTAGAAGAGGCGAAAAGGGGTTTATCCCCGAAAGAGCTACTAAAAATAGTGCGGGTTATGATATCAGAACGCCTGTTAACTTCACACTTATGCCAAACGAGAGGGTTGTAATCCCTACAAACATTAAAGCATATATGCAACCCGACGAGGTATTAGAGCTTCATGTACGAAGCAGTACTGGGATCAAGAAGCATGTTGTGCTTAGCAACTCTACAGGTGTATTGGATGCAGACTACTATTCTAATCCAGACAACGATGGTAATATCATGTTGGCTCTTTGGAATACAGGCAATGATCAAGTCATGTTTACTCGTGGGGATGCGATCTGTCAAGGTATTTTTAGAAAATATCTGGTTGCCGACAATGATAATGCAACAGCAGAGCGTATGGGTGGTATTGGCTCCACATCGAAGGGAGTGTAGGACATTAATAATACTAATGTTAAT